ACACCAACATATGGGCTAATAGTATTCAATAGCTGTAGTCTTGATGTAAGAATTTCTTGATCTTTTAGCTCAGAAAAATAATTGTCTTTTTGGAAATCATATTTGATATATGATCTCATTTCATACCATTCTTCACGACTCATAACACCCTTAAGGGCTAACTGAATACCCATCAGGTGATCAAAAAGCATTGTAAAGCGATGGCGCAAACGCCCTATAAATCGAGAGAACTTAACCTCATCTCTGGTTATCTCATTTGAGCGACCGAGTGTAAATGAACCATTAGGGTCAAGACGTGAGATTGGGACCGACAAAGCTTCATATAGCTTCTTACGGAAATAGTCTACATCTGTCATCTCACCAAGATTTTGACCACCGGGTAGAGTTGTAATTTCGGTGCCTCTTGCACCTTCTCTACGAGGTAACCAAAAGTCCTCAAGCATTGTCATGAACTTGCGGTCATCTCTGACTTCACCAGTCGATGCATCATAGACAAGACGATTTTTGTGCTTGATCATAATATCACGAAGGTATTGTTCTGCTTTTGGCTTAGGTAGATTACCAACATCAATGTAGAATATGCGACGTTCTGGCGCGCGGCTAAGACGATAAATTACAACCGCATCCTCAAGCATTCGAACCTGGTTTAGAGGTTTGATAGCTTTGTGCAGGTATGAAAGAACCATGCGATTTCTATTATCAAGTAGACCTGAATTTACATAACAAACTGAGTCTGGTGAAATCTTAACGCCTTGCGAATGTGCTGCGCCAGCAAGACCTGATGGATTATAGAGATAATATTCAGAATATGCAGGAACCGTAGGGTTCTTATCTTTGGCTGCATCACTATTCTGTTTCTTTTGAGGGATACGAACTTTGCGAATACGACGAGGGTCAATATAACGAAGTTCTTTAATACCTTCGCGCGGATTTTTTACGTCAATCATGATATGATAGTAAAGTCTACCATCAACATACCAACGACGGAAAATCTCATAGCAGATATTAGAGAAATCTAGAAGCTCAAGTATTTGATCAAATTCTTCTTCAATGCGCTTCTTAACTCTGGTCGATTGCTTTAGATCATCCATGACAATTCGAATTACACTTGCATCGGCATCAGTAACTAGAGCTTCATTTACAATGTCATCAACTGCAGCTTCAACCTCAGCATTCATTGACATTTCACGATAGCGAGAGATAAGCTCGGCCTCGCTTTTGGCAGTACCCTCTAGATCGACAAATGTGCCATATGCACCACCGGGTGCAATTTCTACTGCACCATCGTCTTTCTGTTCTTGAACAAATGACGGTATCTGAACGGCCTTTTTGGCCTCATCCTCAGCCTTACCGATGCGGAAGCCAAATAACTCTATAGCCATCAAAAGTCCTCAAAAAAATAGGTCCGCTATATTTAGCGGACCTATCGGTTAGTTCCGCGTTGCGGGATACCGTTATACCGCAAGCGTTCCAGTATTACCAGGTGTTGTCAGATCCCAGTAGTCATAAGCAAATTCAACTGGGAAAGTCTCAATCTGCTCACCATTTTCCCATGCAAGGTCGATGGCACCAACCTCTGTTGGGAAGATATTTACAAAGCGGTATGTACGAAGCGCCTCACCAGTCTTTGCATACTGAGTTACAGTAGCAGTTGTTCTATATGATGATGTAGTAGCAAGATTAGGTGCTCTCAAGTTTGACTGGTGAGTATTGATAGCATTGCTCCAAATTTCCATGGCCGCGCGCACCTGGAAATCTTCATCGTTTAGAATATCAACTCTCCAGTTTGCAAATGTGCGAGTACCAGCAATCTTGATACGGCGACCATAGTAAGCTTGCTCAATTACACCGACGCTGCTCTGAGGAATCTGAGCAGCGCGGCATGTAAATGAAGTTCTGGCACCTACGTTAGGTACACCAGCAGGTGTATCAATGATTACGCTAAAGAGCGAGGGGCGGGCGCCACCAAATGGGAGCCCGGCCGACGCAAACTCTGAGACATTAAATGGCATGTCTTATCTCCCTCTTACCGCGCCTTATGCTCGACCGACAACTTCGGTAAACTCGACGCCGGTGCGGACCGCGACGAAGTTCAGCTGGATAAAGTTAATCGATCTTGCCGGCTTAACATAGATATCACCGACAAATTCATTACGGTCAATTACCTCTGGTGTGTTGTTAGTCTCATCGCATACCACGCGGAAGTCAAAGATACCACGGCGGCCTTGGACATCGCGCAGGAATGGCTCGACCAGATTACGGAACTGAGCGCGCGTAAATTCGTCATTGAACTCGAACAGCGTAAACTTGGCTGCCGTGCTAATGGCCTTCTCAAGTACGATGAAGAGGCGGCGCACATTGATACGATCAAATGCAGACGGCTTAGCCAGAAGAGTCTTATCACCGAATAGCACAGTTCCCTGACCAGGGAATGTAACTACTGGATTAATACCATTCTTGTAAAGCTGATCGCGCTGGGCTTTAGTCGGATTGAATGACAGCTTGATTACATTCTTTACCTGACCACGATTAAATCCTGCCGGGCTAAACCATGGGTCGCGCTCATTATCCGTGCGAACCATAAGACCAGCAGTATCACCGTTTAGCGGAACATAGCGATAGATGTCGTTATATTTGTCATAGATGTACTTGTAACCACCATCAAGCACCGCATATGAAGATGATGGAAGAAGATTACGGAAAGTTATGCTATCATCCGCTTCTTTACCAACATAGTTTGAATTGTTAACCACATCGGTTCTTCTCGGTGAAACAACGGCAATACAGTCCTTACGAACCTCTGCAATATTATTGATGACGTGTATTGCTTTGGTTGCATTACCATCACCAGTCAGAATTAAAGAGACGTCAACCTCTTCTGGGTTTGCAAATTTGTTATATCCATTGATATAATCTGCTGAACGTGGTGCAGCACCGTCGCGACCTTGGCTGAGTGAGACATTAAATGGACGAGACTGTGTACCAACACCAAAATTAACCCCAGCAGCAATTTTACCGGCATTAGTAATACCTGTAGGATGAGCTGTCCACCAAATGTATTGTGATCTATCATTGATTACATTCTTATAGTAATTTGTAGCGCCATCTTGTGTTAGAGCATCAGTAGCTTCAGATACTGCGGCGTATCTCTCAATTACGTTATTGGCTCTACCTGACCATAGACCATCTTCGTCAGCTACAACAATATGCATTTCATCATTTGAACCACCCTGACGTGAAACATACTCAGAAGTACCTGGTGCTGCATCAAAGAAATTGAAGAATTCCCATCTACGATTAACAGATGCTTGTGATGCTACAGTATTACCAACATATTTTGACTGAAGAGTTATTGATGTATTTGATGCAATAGTTGCAACTTTCACTTCAGTTCTATCTGGTCCTGCCAGAAGAATGTCACCGACAGTCAATTGTCTTACAAATTGCGTACCTGTGCCCGTAACAGAAGTACTATTATTGGAAAATGCAAGAGTTCCGGTAAGAGTGCTAGTCCAAGCATTTGCCGTTGTACACGCTGATACGCGCAGCGAATTGCCTAGCACGCCGGGATACTTTGCTACCCAGGAACCAACACCAGATATACCATTGATATAGTTAAGCTCATAGTCATCATCACTCTTAATTACAGTATTAACAGTATTGGCTGGATTTGAAGTGGCATTACGAGCATTGCTTGTCGTACCAGCCTCATTGATTACACGCACCACATATAGGCTATTACCGTAGCCAAGAAAGCTTGATGCCGTGAAGAAGTCTGCTGCTGTATTTGAATTTGGCTTACCAAACTGTAATGCAAGCGTATCCTCATTATCAATGAGAATACGTTTCTGTACAGGGCCCCAGCTAAAATGACCAGCGATACCACCCACCGTCGTGCTGACGGCAGGTACTACTGTAGTAAGGTCGATTTCGCTTACGTTTACGCCTGGGGAAATCTGAAATGGCATAATCATTTCCTCCTAGAGATTTCTGATGCTTTATCCATCCACGATATTTATAAAAAAGCCATTAAACCCGGATCCAACGATCCATCCAGTCATGACTTCCACCAGAACCATCTAGTGCGATGGGATCATCTTCCATTCCATCATCATAAAATCCTACGGGAAGTAGATCCTCATCCATTTCCCTTATTTTTTCGTCGGCAATTCTCTGTCTAATATCTATATCAGTTAATTCTTTAAAATATGCTTGCTTTGTTAGCCATCCAAAAAGAACCAAAGTCATAACCATATCATCATTGAAGCCTTCTTCAGCCTCAAAGCTACTACCCTTTGAAACAAAGTGTGATAATTCTTCAATAATATCAAAATCTTCTATGATGAGCTTATCACCTTCAATAAGCTCTTTAAGGCTGGCACATCCTACAGATTTTACAAACCGTGATGTAGTTACACCAAGCTGCGACCTACCAGAAAACCCTGCGCTGAGTTGTTGTCCAGCTCTACCCATTTGAGTTGTCGATAGCACATTATCACACTCAAGGTCGCGGTGAAGAACTTCTGCAACAGTTTTACCGATATCATTTGTCTCAACGAGAATATACGCATTATTATAAGCTTTAGCATATCTTGCAACTATCTCCGGATAGAATGATGAAACTACAGTATTGCTTCGGTATTTTGCAACCAGCCGATATGGTACCTGAGATACATCAATTATTGTAAATGCTGAATAGTCTAATCCAACACCGTGACTTGTATCAACTATAACGGCATATGTGTGTTTAGGTTCCGGTTTTTGATATAGACTAATACCCCAACCATCCTTAACTACATTCTTAAATGCCATTGATCTAAGTTTGGCACCAGAGATTAGGGTTAGGGTGCTACCAAGAAATTCAGTTTCAAATTCTTGCTTAAA